CCTCAATTAAGTGTTACTCAACTACTCAAGCAAGCTCTTAAAAGTAAGCAGATCTTTACCGATGACAGCAGTGCGATAGCATCTTTGGATAAAGAGATCTTGTTTGTGGAGGGATCAGCCAAAGCCCACAAACTCACGACAAAAGATGATCTTGCAAAATTATCATGTATTGATACTGTCTCAAACAAAACTCTCGTCGGATTCGGGCTTGACATCCATCCTTTTGAAGATAATAAAAACACTAACGAATTTTTAAAAACAAATATTATAACTAAAGATTCATATATTTCTAATTTAATTTTGTTATTAACAACAGAAAAGGGTGAACGATATTATGACCCTAATTTTGGTACTAATTTGTTGAAACACGTATTTGAATTTAATGATGATACAACTGCGTATAATATTGAAAAGAATTTAAGAGATACTGTATCATTGTATATGCCTGAAATTGAAATTACAAATGTTAGTTTTGATTTTGATGGTGATGATGAAAATAAAGTATTAGATAATCAACTAAATATAAATATTGAATTTAGATATAATAATGGTTATTATAAAGAAGAAGGTAATATTAACATAATAATATAAATAAATTATGAGTGATAATATAATTAAATATGGGAGTAGAACATTTGGTGAAATTAGAGAAGATTTAATTTCAATGATAAAACAATCATATTCTGATGTTCTTAGTGATTTTAGTGATTCTAGTGTTGGTTCTATGCTTATTGATATTAATGCTGGTGTTGCAAATAATTTAGCAATTAATACCGATAGAGTTTTTCAAGAAACCCAATTGGATAATGCTCAACAAATATCATCAATACTTAATATTGCTAAAAATATGGGTTTTAATATACCACCCAAAAGACCATCAGTGACAGTAGTTGATTTTACTGTGACAATACCTGTACTTGGTGATAAACCAGACCCAAATTATTATCCTATTTTAGAATCAGGCGCACAATTAATTGGTGGTGGTAAAATATTTGAAACACAAAACAAAATAGATTGGAGTTTACCTAAAAATAGAAGAATTATACCTAATACAGATTCTAATGGTATTATTATTAATTACGATGTTACAAAACGAGATGTTGTTTTTAATGGTAGTTCACAAATCTATAGAAAAGTTATTACATCAAGTGATGTTGTACCATTTTTTTCAATAACACTACCAGATTCAAATATTATTGGTATAGATAGTGTTATATTAATGGAAGGTACTAATGTTGAGGTTACAGATAACGATTTTAAAAATTCAATAATTAGATATTATGAGGTTGATTATTTAGCACAGCAAAGAGTATTTGTTGAAGATTTTGAAAATTCAAATCCAAAATCAGATTTAAAGATTGGTAAATGGATTGATGTAACTAAAAAATTTATAAAAGAATTCACACCAAATGGTTTTTGTAAGTTAACTTTTGGTTCAGGCGATGCTACAAATAATGCATTTCGTGATGGTTTATTAAAAGATGGTATTACTAACAAATATTTTCTTGAAAATTTTTTAAATAATACATCGTTAGGTGAAAAACTAAAAAGTGGTTATACATTATTTGTTAAATATAGAACTGGTGGTGGTAGTAATTCTAATATTGGGAGTAACGTATTAACAAAAATTAGTAACTATAATTTAGTTGTTAATGGTAGTTTAGAAACACTAAATAGACAAATTCGTGATAGTATTAAAGTTAATAATCCAATACCAGCAATTGGTGGTAATGATGGTTTAACTGTTGAACAAATTAGAAATTTAATAAAATATAATTTTTCTAGTCAATATAGAGATGTTACATTAAATGATTATTTGTTACAAGTTTATAAAATGCCAGGAAAATTTGGTTCACCGTTTAGACTAAATGCATATAAAGAAAATAATAAAGTGATTATTTCAATTATTAATATTGGTTCGGATGGTAAACTTTCAAATAAAAGTAACGATTTGTTGAAACAAAATATTGCTGAATATCTTTCACAATTTCGTATGATTAATGATTATATTGAAATTAAAGATGGTAAAATTTTTAATTTAGCATTTGATATTGATATATATGTTGATAATATTAACGACAATCAAATTGCTAATGGTGTTATTAATGTTGTGAAAAAATATTTTGATGTTAATAATTCTGAAATGAATAAAGATGTTTTTATTGGAAAATTACAAACAGAAATACTTTCGGTTTCAGGTGTTGTTAATGTTATAGACATTAGTGTTTACAATAAAGTTGGTAATGGTTATTCACACAATACAATATCACAAGAAATATCTGATGTTGAAACAGGAAAAATTCTTTTGATTAATAATACAATATATTCATCAGAAGATTCAATGTTTGAAATAAAATATCCAGAAAAAGATATTAAAATTTTAATGAGAAAAAATGTGGAAATTTAATTATATTGATTGTGGAAGTAATAAAGAAAAAAATATTACAAGCATTAACAACAGGTAAAACTGAAAGTTCTACAGGGAATACATATATTATAATACCAGATTTAACAAAAGTATATAATATAAAATTTTTATTAAATCAAGATGTTGAAAATTTAGGTTTTTTTGATGTGGTTTCTGATAAAATTGTTAATGATGAATATGATTATTATTATGAATATGGATATAAAAATAATAAAACAGAATCAATAGAACCAGTTGGATTAAACAATTTATTATGAAAATAATACAAACATATTATCA